CCCGGCTGTATCCCGGGGCGGCCGGACAGTACGAGTGCACCGCGACGCTGGGTGCGGCAGCCACGGCGCTGGGCACGATGCTGGTCTACCGCGCCGTCGGGGAGCTGCCGGTGGACCCTGGCGGTGAGGTCCTGACGGGATGAGCCGATGAGCAACCTCTACCTCACCAACACTGACATGTCCGGGGTGACCTCCTCGGGGACGGAGACGACCCGCCACAAGCTGAACGGGTCAGCAGGGGCCGCCTCAACGGCGCGGAACAAGAACTGCGCGGCGGCACCGCCGCTGAAGATCACCGACAGTGCCGCCGCCGGGACCGACGGGTCAAGCATCGCCTGGTACTCCGAGCAGCTTCAGGCCGTGACGATCGCCGGGCAGATCGTCGCGTCGCTGTGGGGCCGGGAGTCGGCCACCACCGCAAACGCCGCGCCGAGTATCGGCGTGTACCGCTGCGACCAGTTCGGCGCCGAGCTCGCCACGATCGTCGACCCGGCCGGCGCCCAGGGCGGCCTGGAGTTCGCGACCACCGCCGGTGGCGCGACCAAAACCTGCACGATCACTGCGGCAAACGTGGTCGACACCGCGATCGCGGCCGGTGAACGGCTGAAGGTCGCGCTCTTCATCGACAACGCGGTCGACCAGGGCGGCTCGGGAACGATGGGCACCACGCAGAACTGCCAGTTCTGGGTGAACGGCCCCAACGGCGCGGCGGGACAGTCCCAGATCGCGTTCGCCGAGACGATCCTGTCGCTGGTCCCGGTCATCTCCGGGGCGATCAAGCCGGCCATTGCGGGGCGGCCGACGAACCCAGGCCGCGAGGCCCCGTCGATCCTTTCAGGAGGCTAATGCCGTGGCCCGTGCAGCATCCGCCTACCGTGCTACCGGTCCCGGAACGGCAACGTTGCCCCTTGCCAGCCTGTACTCGCTGGGAACTGGCGGGATATGGCTGGTCGAGGTCGGCATCACCAATGTCAGCGCCCTTGCGTTCGAATGCACCTTGCAGCGGGTCAGCTCGACTGGCACGCAGGGTGCCGCCAAGACGGTCGTGTACGAGGAGCACGATACCAACTTCACCGCCAAAGCCGACGCTCGTGACACCCACACGGTCCTGCCGACGCTCGTCGGTGGTGAGATCCGCCGCGCGTCCATCGGCGCGTCGATCGGGTCGGGCATCATCTGGACGTTCGGTGGCCGTGGCCTGTTCCTCCCGTCGGGCGCCGGCAATGGGTTCGCGCTGCTGCCGATCAACGGCACCGGCCAGAGCGCCGACGTGTACTGGTCATTCGATCAGTGACCCTCGGGGGGTAGCTCATGCCACCTCGCCGGGGATACCTCAAGCCGCCAGCTCGGATCATCCGGCGCGGGTCGCGGCTGCTTCGTGGTGCCCCAACGGTGGCGCTGTTCGGCCCGATCTACGGCACCGTCAGCATCGTCAACGTCGGCGCCGCCAGCGGCACCGTCGTCGTTCCCGCAACCGCTAGCGTCGGCGACCGGCTGCTGCTCGTTGTCGCCTATGGTGGCGGCAACCCTGTCATCGGCGCGAGTGGGATCACCGGCGGCGCCGGGCAGACCTGGACCAGCACCGCCACCTTCCCAGTCGGCGACACCGCCCCACCCGGGACCGGCCTGGACATCCTCACCGTGGTCGCCCAAGCGGGTGACATCGGTGCGACCCTGACCGTCAACTTCTCCGGCAGCACCTCCAAGGCGATCATGTGGGTCGTCGCTTGGCATGACCCCAACGGCACTCCCACTGTCGATCAGTCCAGCGGCAAATGGTCAAGTACCGCTGCCAGTGCGCTGACCTCTAACTCGATCACCCCGAGCGTGGTGGGCTGCTGGGTGATGAGCGTGTTCACCCAGCGAGCCGGCACCGCCGTCACGTTCACTCCAGGCACCGACTCCGGCTCCGGTGCGACGCTGACGGAGCGGGACGACCAGACCAACACCGGCTCTTCCCAGGTCGCCGCGGAGCTGTGCGATACCAACGGCGCGGTGTCCTCTGGGGTAGCGACCCAGCACTCGTCCACCTCGACCGCGTCGCTGGCCTACTGCGCGGGGATCCTGGCGATCGCCCCCGCGAGCGTGGCGGCGGCCGTAGTAGTCCCGCCGTTTGTCAGCCAGTACAGCGGACGCTGGTAGAAGGGAACGCCATGCCCGCCGTTTGGATGGTCCTGGTCGCCGCCGCGCTGCTCGAGGGCTTCGTCGTCGTGGCGGCCGTGGCGTGGCTGCGGCTCGGCGACCTTACCGACCTGCTCACCCTGCTGCTCTATCGGCGTGCTGGTCAGACGCCACCACCAATCGTCAGCCAGTACAGCGGACGCTGGTAGAAGAAAGGAAACGGGATGGCAAGGTACTCAGCAACGGTCACCAGTGTGGCGGCGCTGGCCGACGACCTCGGATTCGCGTGGCTCATGGGATCGGCGACCGCAGGTGGAAAGCTCCGCCGGGTCATCCTCGGCGTCCGCAATACCACCGCGAACACAGCGGTCAACGACTTCCAATGCAAAGTCGGCATCAACCGTGTCACCGCCGACGGCGCCACCATCACCTCGGTGACCGCCAATAAGCTCGACGCGCGCCACCCGACCGCCGGCATGCGCGTTGCGTCCGCCTGGGGCACCCCGCCCACCCAGGGCGCCGAGGCGACCGACATCCTCTCCATCCCGTTCAACGCCAAGAGCGGCGTCGACATCCCCGCGGAGTTCCTCGAGGAGTACTGGATCGATCGCCTCATCACCGATGGGTTCGCGTTCGTCAACCGCAGTGGCGCGCTGCCAGCCTTGCACGTTTTTGAGATTGCCTGGGAATGGGAGGAGTGAACTAGGCCGTGGCACACCGGCGTTGGCGTGGCGCGTCCTACCGTCAGGGCCAACGCTGGGATCCACCCTGGCCGTCCGCCGCGCCCGCGCCACCGGCAACACCACCCGAATGGCAGCGGCAGGCGGGACTGCGGCAACCAGCAGCAGCGGTCCGCCGCGGGCAGCGCTGGGATCCACCCTGGCCGTTCACGGCACTACCACCGCCACCATGGGTGCCGCCGTGGCGGCATCAGGCGAGTCGGCCTCAGCCCGCCCCAGCCGTGCGCCGTGGCGGGTCGTGGAGTCCCCCGTGGCCGTTCGTCGCGCCGCTCCCGCCTCCGTGGGTGCCGACGTGGCTGAGTGCCCGGCAGCGGCCCCGCTACGCACCGCCACGGCGTGGTCACCGCTGGGACATCCCCCCAGCAGTTCCATCGCCGGCGCCGAGCCCATGGACCGTCCAGCAGGTCGGCCGCCACGTCAGGTGGCTACCACCGTCGCCACGCGGCGCCCGGTTCGACCCGCCATGGCCATTCGTCCCAGCAGCACCGCCCGCGTTCATCCCACGGCTCCTGCAAGCCCACCGGCCAACACCCGGATGGTCGCGGCGGGGCAGGTTCTTCGCGGTCCCCCCGGCACCGTCGGGGCCGCCGCCACGGTTCGTCTGCGCTCGGCGACGCGGCCCGACAGTCCCGCCGCGCCGCGGCCGGATCATCAGCCCGCCGCCGTTTGTCGGGCCGGTCGCGCCGGGGATCTGGCGGCCGGGCTGGATCGCCGCCCGTCGCCGCCCGCCATTGGTGCCCCGCGTCCAGGGGCAACGATTCGATCCGCCATGGCCGTTCATCCCACCGCCAGAGTTCATCCCTGGTCACGGCACCGCCACCGCCGGCACTCCAGCCGGGACCGCCATCGCTGGCGGCACCGTCGGCACTGCCCGCGCCGATTCGACCGCCGGAGCCGCGACCGTCGGCGGCACGGCAGGGACCGTCCAGGTTCTCGATCAAGGAGGGGAGGTCACCGTCGGGTGAGGCCGAACATGGCCTCTGACCTGGTAAAATAGCTGTACAAGCGGCCCCGCGCGACAGGCATCGCCGGGGCCTGGCCATCACCTGACTGGAGGCGATGACGTGGCCGATGCTATCTGCATCATGGACTGCAAGAAGCCGGTCTGGGCGAAAGGGCTCTGCCGCAACCACTACCAGCAGTGGTATCAGGGCGCACCGCTCATCGAAGGCCGGCCAGCCAAGAGACTATCCGGTGAGCAACGATTCCTGGCCAAGGTCCGCATTGATGAGGAGACCGGCTGCTGGATCTGGACAGGAGAAATTGGAGCCAGAGGCTACGGCCGATTCAGGTATCGCAGCGACCTTAGCAAGACTTGGTCGAAGCTCGGGGCGCATCGCGTGGCCTACGAGATATACATCGGCCCCATCCCCGAGGGGCTCACACTCGACCACCTCTGCCACAACGCGGACAAGACCTGTCCTGGTGGAAGATCCTGCCTTCATCGGCGCTGCGTGAACCCCGCCCACCTTGAGCCAGCCACCCGCGGCGAGAACGCACTTCGAGGCAAGACACTAACAGCCGCGAATCGAGCCAAGATCCATTGCTCCAAGGGTCATCCCTTCGCTGGCGACAATCTCATGCTGGACAGCAGAGGCAACCGTTGTTGCAGAACCTGCCGCCGTGCTCATTGGACTCGCGCGAACCAGAGGCGGAAGAGGTGACCAACTATCTCGTACGACGTGGGTGACGCAGTTCCACTTGTTTACACCCTCACTGCGACCGCGACGGTGGTGCTTACCGTCACCGCCCCTGATGGCACTGTCACCACACCGAGCACCACCCAGGGCGGCAGCCCCCCTACGGTCACCTATACGGCCAACGTGCCTGCTACCCAGAGTGGCACGTGGACCTATAGGTTCGTTGCGACGGGCGCGGTCACGGATAGCGAATCAGGTCAGTTCTTCGTTGTGGCCGCCGTCAACGATCGGGTCTATGTCACCCTCCCCGAGCTCAAGGCCAGCCTGTCCATCCCCCAGACCGACACCGTCGACGACGACGACCTCCAAGACGCCATCCTCACCGCCAGCCGCGCGGTCGACGGGGACTGCCAACGAGTCTTCTACAAGACCACCGAGACCACCGAGACCCGCACGCTCGAGCCCACCGACCGGTGGCACCTGCGGCTCGGCCCCTACATGGATCTGGTCTCCGTCACCACCCTGAAAACCGACTCGGACGGGGACGGCACGTTCGAAACCACCTGGGCCACCACGGACTACCAGCTGCTCTGCGCCGACGGCACCCCCAACGTCAACGCCGGCCCAGAGCCGCGCCCCTACCGGCGGATCAAAGCCATCGGCACGCAGACGTTCCCCTGCGCCTGGCAGTGGCGCCTCGCCCGCAGCGACCGCGTCCAGATAGCTGGCGTCTGGGGTTGGCCGGCCGTGCCCGACCGGATCCGCCGCGCCACCCGCCTCGCCGCCGCGGAAATCTTCAAGCTCAACTCCGCCCCGTTCGGCGCGGTCGGCGTGGCCGACCTCGGCATCATCCGCGTGCGCGACAACCCCAAGTACCAGCGGCTCATCGCCGACTACCGGATCATGCCGGTCCCGGTGGCCTAGCTCGTCGAGAGAAAGTCCTGGCGGATCCAGTAGCACTTGCCGCAGTGCGGATCGCATTCGGCATAAGTGCCGGGGATCGAAGCCACATCGCCCTTGTACTCGCCGTGCGCGCAGATGCAGGGCGCGTCCTCAGCGGTCCGCCCCTGGTCATTGCGCTGCAGTTCATCCATGCAAGGAGCTTAGCCCCTGATGGCAGCCCCCACCATCCGGCAGGTCATCACCGCGATCGAGACTCGGCTTTTGACCATCCAGGGCCTGCGGGTGCTCGGCTACCAGGCCGACCAGATCAACCCGCCCATCGCGATCATCATGTGCCCTCCCATCGCCGCCTATCAGGTCGGCTACGGCGACCGGAGACCGATCCTCCAGCCGGTCGTCCACGTCCTCGTCTCCTCCGCCGTCGACCGGGTCGGCCAACTCCAGCTCGCCGACTACGCCGACCCCGACTCGGCCACCTCCATCCCCAAGACAATCGCCGCCGACCCGACCCTCGGCGGGGTCGTCGGCCAATGCCAAGTGCTCTCGTTCGACCCGCTCACCGCGGACGAGGTCGGCGCGCTCGGCTACTACGGGGGCAAGTTTGTTCTTAGGGTGACAACGTGAATGGCCCCTGACCTGCGATAATAGATAGGAAGTGGCCCCGCGCGATGGTAGTCGCCGGGGCCTGGCGAACACCTACCCAGGAGGTGCCCGCATGGGCAATCCTAAGCCCTGCCGCCGTTGTGGTGGACCCAAGGAACCTGCCGGCCCTAACGGTCCAGGCACCGGACGGCGTCGATGGTTCTGTATCGCTTGTGCTGTTCAGACATGCGCGGCTTGCGGTCGCAGCGACGTGAAGTTGACGCGTGATCTCTGTCCCAGGGATTACAAGCGCTGGCTGCTCTATGGCGACCCCACGCATGTCGAACCGCCGAGAGGCAATTCCAAGGGCGACGACGTCGGCTACAAGGGCATGCACGACCGGGTCCGCCAACTCTACGGCGATGCCACTGAGAACCCCTGCCGGCAGTGCGGCAAACGTGCCGACCAGTGGGCCTACGACCACGCCGACCCGGACGAGCGGCAGGACCGGAAGCAGCATTCATACAGCATCGACCCGGCCCACTACCTGCCGCTGTGCCATTCCTGTCACAGGAAGCTGGACAGGAAAGCGCCCCTGAAGACGCACTGCCCGCAGGGCCACCCCTATGACGAGGCCAACACCCATTGGCGCAGAAGTGGCTGGCGAGATTGTCGGGCCTGCAATCGGGAACGCGCGCGGCGCAATGCGCTGAAGAGCAAGCAATCCAGCACCAAGGCGGGAGGAACGGCCTCCCGCTGAGTCAGCGAGGAGGTCCGGAGTGCCCCCTACCGCCATTACGGCCAGTGTGAGGTTTTTTAGGCCGGGATTGACCAAGGTGTACTGGGTCCGCAACATCGTCCTCTACACCGCCCCCACCCGCCTCGAGATCAACTCCGGTACGGACCTGAGCGGGGAGATCGCGGAGATCAACGGGTTCTCGGTCGTGAGCGATACGATCCCGACGCCCGATCTTGGCACGCGCTTTGTACCCAAGATCGCCGGAAGGATCAACGCGGACGACTCGTCCCTGAACTTCTACGCGACCAGCACGGGATTCACGGACGCGCGCTCGGTACTACCCCGGGACACGACAGGCTTTCTCATTGTGATGGATGGGGGCGATACGGCAACAACGGGCAGAATGGACATCTACCCAGCTACGGTCACATCGGTCCCAAAGCTCAGAGCGCTCGAAGACCCCGCACAGGTCCAAATCACCTTCGCGATTACGAAAGTGCCAGCTGAGGACATCGTGATCCCGGTCTAATCCCCTCTGACCTGCTAAAATAGGAAATGAACGGCCCCGCGCTGACGCCATCAGCCGGGGCCCGGCCAACCTGACGAGGAGGTTGACGTGGCGAAGGGTATCTGCTCGGAGCCAGATTGCGGAGCCCCCCAGCATGCGCGCGGCTTATGCAATCCGCACTATCACAAGTGGTATCAAGCCAACCTAGAACCGCTCAGTAGCCGTATCTGCGAGATCCCTGATTGCGGGGAACCTCACACCGCACGAGGATGGTGCATGCGCCATTACGAGGCATGGCGGCGGCATGGTGATCCACTGCATCCCATCCACAGCTATCGTCGGCAGGGTTGTCTCGTGCCGGGCTGCGGTGAGAAGCATGATTCGCATGGGTATTGCCGAGTCCACAGCAGGCACTGGAAGGCTTATGGCGATCCCCTGAAGCAAGTCAACGCCTCGCCCGGCCATGCGGACCACATCGACACCCACGGCTACCACTTCATCCATGTCGATGGCCGGATCGTGGCGGAGCACCGCTGGGTCATGGAGAAGCAGCTCGGCCGGGCGTTGCTGCCGGGTGAGAATGTGCACCACATGAATGGCGACCGCGCGGACAACCGGCTGGAGAATCTTGAGTTGTGGGTGACGAAGCAGCCGAAGGGTCAGCGGGTCGCCGACTTGGTCGCGTTCGTGGTCGAGCGATATCCAGCGCAGGTGGCGCGGATGCTTCGTCAGCAGCGCCGGGGCGTGAAGCCGACGGAGCATCCCACGCTCTGGTAGCTAGCTGTCCTCTTGTTCCTTGACCCACTGGTCGAGGGCGTCTTTGCGGTAGCGCAGGTGCCGGCCGAGCTTGGCGACCGGTGGGCCGGCACCCTGCGCGCGCCACTTGCGGAGCGTCTCCTCGGAGACCTTGAGATGCGCGGCGGCTTCCTTGATGGTGAGCAGCTCTGGCATCAGCGCTTTTGCCTCCTCGAGTCCGCGTTGCAGGCCGTTGGCGTCGACCTTGAACTCGACGTTGGCGTGGCGGGCCACGGTCACCGTTTCCTTGTGACGAGATACAGCACACCGAGGATCACGTCGACGAACGCCCAGAAGGCGACGATGACGAAGATGGCGATGCCGGTGCCGAGCGCCTCGCCGTTCTGGCAGGCGGTGAGCAGATCGCCGGCCATGCCATCGCAGGTCGAGCTGCTGCTGGTGGCGTTCAAGGCGCTGATGATCCAGGCGAGGAACGCCACGTTGATCCCGACGATGACCCACTTGAAGATCGGGCGCGACTGCGGGGATGGGGCGGCGTCGGGGTCTGGTGCTCGAGTCCAATCATAGGGCGCACGCATGGGGGTTTCCTTCCGATAGTGATCTGGTAGTCACAGCATGGCACTAACCGTCACTGTCCGCCATAGCCGGTAGATAACGGGATGGTCACGATGGCTGCGTTGTTCGAGATCAAGGACAGCGGCGACCTGAAACGGCTCAACAAGGAACTCCGCCAGCTCGCCGACGGCAAGGCCATCAAGAAGGAACTGACCCAGGGGTTCCGTGACGTGTTGCGCCCCATCATCCCCGAGGTCCGTGCCGCCTACCTCGCCGCCCCGTCAATGGGCCATGACTCGATGGCTCGTGGCTCCCGCGGCCGAGCGGACCTGCGGGGGCTGCTGGCCAAGGCAACCCGGGTCGAGGTGAAGCTGACTGGGCGGGCGGCAGGTGCCCGCATCCGAGTGGATGGTCGGCGGCTTCCTGATCGGATGAAGGGCTTGGCGCGGGCTTGGGAGGGTGAGGGTCGGCCGTGGCGGCACCCGGTCTATGGGGATCGAACCACCTGGGTCCGGCAGCGATCCCGCCCCCGGTTCTACTCGATCGTGCAGCGGCATGAGGCCCAGGCACGCCGGGCGGTTGAGCAGGTCATTGCCCAGGTCAAAGCGAAGCTGGAGAGAGCGGTATGAGCCAGTCCAACGGCAAGGTCACGGCCGACCAGGAGGCCGCTGTGGTCGCGCAGGTCACCGGGAAGCTCCGGCCCGATGCTGATCTGCTCACCTCGGCGGATATGCGTCGCGCCCGCAAGATGCTCAAGGAGCTCCACGGCGACGACGCGCCCGACCCGTACAACTTGGTGAGCGCATCGGAGTTCGAGGATCGGATGAGCATCATCATCTGGTGCCTGAAGTCCCGCACCGACCCGACCTACACGTGGGAGCAGGCCGAGAACATCCCCTACGGCGAGCTCGACATCTCGAGCGAGGAGCCCCCTCCTCCGATCGGCCCAGGTGGCTCGCCTGGGCCCGAGCCCGCAAAGAGCGCACCGACCGGATCAAGGTCGAAGCGGCCCGCCGACACCAGCGTGCCCAGCTGATGGCCTTCTACGGCCTGAGCACTGCCGAGTTCGACGAGCTGACGTTCGAAGAATTGCGCGCATATCTGTCGTGGATGGCTGGTCCACAGCCGGCCAGTGAGGACTGATCCATGACACAGGCCATTCGCTTCAATCTGATCGCCGGGGTCGACAAGTGGAACCGCGGGTTCCGGGATGCGGAGCGGACCTCGAGCCGGTTCGGTGCCCGGCTGCGTGTGGGCATCGCCAGCGGCGCGGCTGCCGCTGCGGCCGGCGTCGGCGCGCTCGCCGTTGGCGCCTTCAAGCTCGGCGAGTCGTTCGACTCGGCCTATGACACGATCCGGGTGACGACCGGCAAGACTGGCAAATCGCTCGCCGGGTTGAAGAAGGATTTCAAAGCGGTCGTCCAGGATATCCCGACCGATTTCGAGTCGGCGGCCACTGCGGTCGGGAAGCTGAACCAGCGCACTGGGCAGACCGGCAAAGGGCTACAGCGGCTCGCCGAGCAGGAACTCGAACTGTCTCGGATCACCAAGACCGACCTTGGTGCCAACATCGCTGCATCCACCCGGCTGTTCCGGGATTGGTCGATCCCGACCGCCAAGCAGGCCACCACCCTGGATGAGATGTTCCGCGCCGCGCAGGCAACCGGGATCGGCGTCACCGACCTGATGGAGAAGGTCGTCCAGTTCGGTTCGCCGCTACGGCAGCTCGGCTTCAACCTTGACCAGACCACTGCCCTGTTCGGCGAATTCGAACGGGCCGGTGTGGTGACTGAGACGGTCCTGCCTGGTCTGAAGATGGCACTGAAGAGTTACGCGTTGGCGCACAAGGACCCGCAGAAGGCGCTCATCGAGACCATACGCCGGATCAAGGAATCGAGCACTACCGCCCAGGCGAACACGATCGCGTTCAAGACCTTCGGCGCTCGCGCCGGCCCGGACCTTGCCGCGGCGATCCGTGAGGGCCACTTCGACCTGGATCTGCTGATCAAGACGATCTCCGGTGGCAAGGACACCATCCGGGCTGCGGCGGCCGATACCGCCGACTTCGCCGAGAAGTGGAAGGTGTTCTCCAACCGCATGAAGGTGCTCGTCGAACCGGCCGTCTCGGCGCTGTTCAGCGCGATCGGAACGCTGGCCGACAAGCTGTCCAAGAACGTGCTGCCAGCCGTGCAGGCGTTCATCACCACCCACGGCCCACAGTTCAAGACGATCCTTGAGGGCGTCAAGAAAGCCTTCGACACGATCTACAACGCCCTAGCCGACCCGAACAAGGGCGTCATTCCCAATCTCGACAAGTTGCGCCAGTCATGGGAGGACAACAAGCAGGCCATCATCGATTTCCAGGATGCGATCCCCGGCGCGAACACGTTGCTGCATGCTGCCGGGATTGCGGTGCAACGGCTTGTCGAGGAAGTGACCGGTGCTGGGCGGATCATCATCGGTCTGGGCGGGATGGCCGCGCGTGGCGCGCTGGCCGTCCGAGTCGCTTTGGATAGTTTCGGCGTGGTTGCGCTCCGGGTGGTCGGGTTCTTCCAGACGATGGCGCTGCATTTCGTCGAGTCCCTGCGGACCTTGGCGAGCGCTGCTGACAGGATTCTCCACACCCATCTCGCACGCTCGCTTGATGGGGCTGTAGCCAATCTCAAGAGAGCTCGTCAGGACACGCAGTCGCAACTCGACAGGCTGAAGACTGATGGCACCAAGCGGGCGCAGGAACTGCGGGACAACATCAACAAGGCGACGGGCGGGATCAAGCGGAAGGTGGTTGTCGAGGTCCGCGGCCGAGACCTAGTCGGCCCTGTTGCTAGGCGGATCCGCCAGGAGCTCGCCGCGATGACTGGGGTGCTGCCCGGCCAGGTGCTCAAGTCGACCGTGCGGGGTGGTGTCCGACGCGAGGCCAAGGGCGGCTACATCACCGGCCCAGGTACCTCGACGTCCGATTCGATCCCGGCGATGCTGTCGGCGGGTGAGTTCGTCGTCAACGCCCGCGCGGTCCGCAGGGTCGGTGTCGACAACCTCCGCCAGATCAACGCCATGAGGATGGCCAACGGCGGGCTAGTCGATGAGGTCGCGGCACTGCCGGCGCTGCGGATCCGGATGGTCGCGTTGGCCAAGAAACTGTTCGGGGGTTCGGCGGGGATCAAGGCGTTCATCCGCTCAACCGACTCGCTCCCCTACATTTGGGGTGCCGCCGGCCCGGGCGGCTATGACTGCTCCGGGCTGGTTAGTGCGGTGCTCGGGAAGATGACCGGCCGTGGCGGCGGCCACGGGCAACGGTACTTCACTACCTCCTCGATCCACGCTGGGATCCTGGGCATCAAGCCTGGTCTTGGTGGCACCCTTCAGATCGGGGTCACCCCCAGCCGCGGGCACATGGTCGGCCGATACGGCGGCCTCGGGTTCGAGGCCGAGTCGACCAGGACCGGCATCAAGATTGGCTCAGCCGCGTCCCGCCCTGAGAGCTTTGCTCGCCATTATCACCTCGCCAAGGGCGGTATGGTCGACCTTAAGGAGCTACTACGCGCTGGCGTTGCGATCGGTGGTGACCCGGGCCATCTCCGCGTCGAACGCTTCGACCGCGGTGGCTACCTACAACCGGGCCTGTCGATGGCCTACAACGGCACTGGCCGGGCCGAACCGGTCGGCCTCGATGAGGACCGGCTGGCCCGCAAGATCGCCGCCGCGCTGGTGGAAGCGCTGCGCACATCCCCACCGCGGGTGGCAGTCGACGACATCCACACGGGTCTACTGCGCAAGAAGAACGCGCGGACTGGTGGTATGAGCCTGGGGTTGTCGTAGGTGGCGGACTTCGCTTGGCAACACAAGGTGGAAATCGCTTTCGCAACCCAGCCGATGGCTACCTCCCCGACCTGGACCGACATCTCTACCTACGCGTCGGCGGTGAACCCGCTCGGGATCCAGCGGGGCCGCCCGGACGAGTTCTCGGATGTGCAGCCCGGCACGCTGAGCCTGCTGTTGAACAATGCCGATGGCCGGTTCACCCGCGACCGTCCCTCGAGCCCCTACTATCCGAACGTGCGGAACGGCCGGCGGATCCGCGTGTCGATCATCTACTCGTCCACCACCTATGTCCGGTTCGATGGGCATGTGAACGAGTGGCCGACCACGTGGGAGGAAGGCACTGGCGCGGCGCAGTCGTGGGTGCAGGTCACCGCGACCGACCGGTCGAAGCGGCTCGGCCAGCCCGGTGAGCTCCGCTCCATGATCGAGGAGGAAGTCCTCCGCGACGCGGTCGCCGCCGACTCGACCCACGGGTCCGCGTACTACCCCCTCTCAGAGGCAGCGGAGGCGACCTCGGCGGGCAGTATCACCGTCCAGCCGCAGGGGCCCGCGATCATCCGGCAGGTCGGCAGCGGTGGGACGCTCGAGTTCGGCAGCGGCACCGGGCCGGGCACCGATCAGCTGTCGGCGCCGCTGTTCACCCCCGCGTCGACCTCGGCGGGGAAGCTGCTGGACGCGACCCTGCGGACCGGAGTCGGCGGGGCCACCGGGGTCACGTTGGAGGGGTTCTTCCGCGCGGAGGGGACGGTCAGCTCGATCGCGATCGTGGGGATGCTGCAAGCCCCCGCCGGCGCGACCGCGGAGCTGCGGATCTCCGCAGGGGGGAAGCTATCCGGTGCGGCGTGGACCGCGGTGGACGGTGGCTACTACTTCAACCTCGAGTCGTTGGCACGGGTCGACGACGGTCATACGCATCATGGCGCGTTGACCCTGTCGATCTCCGGGTCCACGGCGACCG